CCCTGTATCGTAGGAGAACACGGCGATGTTTAGACAGTTCACTGACTGTTCCCAGTTTGTTGACATGGTACGGTCATGTGGTGGTTGTTTCCCAGCTCCACAGCTGGACCGTAATAACGCATCGGGAACGCCAGGTTTGATGACTCGGGAGGTCAACACTTGTTAACTCGGAGTGTTCCGAGGCTCCTTGAGCAGTCCAGTTTCGCTGGATAGCGTCCTAGTTTAAACACTTGGTACGGTGTCACAGGATTCTAAGCTGTCGTGGATTGCTCTTGTAAAGGGAGAATCCAGCTTGAGCAGTTTGAATCACCATGTTTCTCACACCATCTCTGGCAGCAGCGGGGAGTCTGTCCCAGCCCTGTTGGGCCTGGTCCAGAATCCTCGTAACTGTTGAGTAAACTGATGGTGACCCGGTTGAAAGAGGAGATGGATTGACCATTCCCTCGTTCGATTTGGGGATCCATTCAAGACCTCGAATGAAGTTCAAGGTGGCGCGGAAATCCGCGGCACATGACCTCCACGCGATGACAATGGCCTCTGCCTGGTAGGCCCGGCCTAGGGGTGTTGGTTCGGTTGGAAACGCGGCGTGCTGAATCGCTGAGTGGCTCCTAGCCTCACCCATGGGCTTGAAATTGTGAGAAGTGTCAGTAGGCCTCCATTTAGCTTCATGTCCATCCAGGGAAAGTCTCTGAGTGCCCTCCGCATAGGTGAATAACCTATTCACGGTGACAGGGGCATAATCAAGACCAGAGAGCATGGCAGAAATGGGGACTCCGGTTAAGACGGCAATCTCTCCCTGAGTTGCATCCATACGTCCAGTATAATTAAGGGACATGCAGGCACTCAGGGTCCTGAAAGCACTGCTAACTGACTCGATGAAATTGTATGCTGGCTCCTCGATCTGTGACCCGGTTGTGGACGCCGTGAACACAGCAGCGGTTCCGTAAGGATTGGCTGCGGAGTTCGTGGGGATCAGGTCTGGATCACCAGCTGTTGGCATGAATACAGACAGATTGGGAGCATTTGCTGCTCTAGTCCCCATCATGTCTGGAAACCAAACTATGTATCCACAGGGACCTAATGTAGCATTGGTGCTCTTGTGGAACTTGGTAAGGTAGCCTTCAGTTTCACCGTAAAGTCCGGGGACCAAGGTTGCCTTGCATGGGTCCTGGACCATCCTCACAATTGGTGCTAACACATTGTTTTGGCGGTTCCTGTTCCTCTTGCGGGGAGCCTTGGTGGCTTTACTGTTGTTCGACTTGTTCTTGTTCTTGTTCTTGTTGGGCATGGTTGCGGAATGTTTTGAATTTATTAATTCAGTAGTTTCGCCCCCCCACCCTTCTCCTGGCGGGCCGCTTTTACGCGTTCCACACAGGCGAGGAATTCACCCAAGCGAGGTGAACTCCCAAGATCATAGGTAAATTGAGACACAAGCTCTGGAGATAGGCTCTGTTGTTCTAACAAATTATAAAGGGACTTGGTCCCATCTTCTGCCCAGGCACCGTCTTTAGAAAAGAGGTGCGAGCAGAAGCTGAAAGAATCAGACTTCTCAGCATACATCTTGAGTTTGTGACCCAACTTTGCATATTTCTCCTCTGCCTCACTAACAAATTCCTCCACACAGTCGTCTCCCATGGCTATGGACCAACGGGCTCCAACTAGCAGAGCTATCCAACACCTTATACGGGAGTTGGTTGAACTTGTGTTGAACGAACCAGACAGCTGAATGCCGGGCCAGGTTGGAGCGACTAGCGTACCATCTGGCATGGTTAGAAGTGAGTGTACAAAGCAGTAAGCTCTGTTCCTCATAATCCGTGCCGAGTCGCCAGTCATTCCACCCAGAAGAATCCTTGCCTCGGCTTCGAGGAAGATTTCCCATGGTTGTACTGACCAAT